TGAAAACTTTTAAACTATCTTCTGAAGAGGGATATTACGGCTTTGCTAGTGATCCATTTGTAAATGAGTTTGGAAATTCTGTTTCAGAGGAAAATCTAACACAGTTTAAGTTTGCCACAAAAGAAGAAATATTAAAAGAAAAATCGCGCCAAAAGAAAATTTTAGACGTGGAAAAATTAATAAAAATAAAGCAGAAAGAATTAACCGTTTTATATAGGCAGAAGAACGAAATATGAAAAGAGAAAGGCAACAATATTTTAAATCTCTTGGTTATAAAATAGTTACAGAAGAAGATTGGGATAAATATTATATATATTCTTTAAGGAGTAGAGAAGATAAATATAAAGAGCACTATTTACCATACAATGATAAAATAGAAGTATACTTAAAAATTACAAAAGGAGATGATGATTATGAGTATTACAATTTAATATCTTATGATGAAGGAGTTTTTAAAATATACTTAGAATCATGCCTACCAACAGCTTATGGGACTAAAATAGATATTTATGACACTGAAAGGTACTATGAATTAGAAAGTTTAGAAGAAATACAAAATTTATTATATAAATGAAATATATAGCAGTAACAGAGGTGTCAAATAAAGAAGTTTATATTGAACCAAAAGAGTTCACAACAGAAGAATTGAAAAAAGTATTAAGTAGCCTACAGTTTATGCCTATAGATATCGGTAGCCAATCAGGTAGCTTAAAACAGTTTACTACTCTTGAATTATCACAAGAGGTTTTCGATTTTATAAACTCTGTTGCAACTATAACTATACCTTTATTCGGCGAAAAAGAATATAAAATAAACAATTTAAGTTTTAAGATATACCCAAGAGAAGAGTATGAAAAAATGTTTGGAAAATATGAACAATAATAACACAGCAAGAATTATGGGATGGATATTTTTATTAACATCATTTTTTGGAAATTGGAATACTTGCATTATCTGCGCTTCCATATTCTTCTGCACTTCTTACATAATAGATGAAATTACAAAATTAAATGGCAATAAAAAAACAGACATTTCCTGATTGGACATATCTAGGAGATTTAATTACTAAAATAGAAGATTTTCCACAAGGAACTATAGGATTCGTGTATAAATTAACCTTGTCTGATGGCTCTTACTATGTGGGATCCAAGCAAATAATTTCGATTCGCGGCGCACAAAGCAATTGGAAAGTTTATAATGGCTCAAGCAAGACTTTGACAGAAGATTTAAAGTCTAAAACAGTAACTGTTATTTTAAGAGAAATTTTAGACTTTGCAATTTCAAAACAACAGCTTTTATATTTAGAAACTTCAAATATTTTGTGCAATCATGTCTTGGAAGATAAAAATTCAAGAAATGCTTGGGTATCAGCTAAAATTTACAAATCAAATCTGATAGACCCTAAACCTATGAAAATCATCCAAAAACGAAAAAAGAAGAAATGAGAGAGTTCAAGCTAAGTCAGATTGAAGAAGAAAGAGTTGATAAATTTTACGAAAAGTGCAAAAAGAAGGCTAAAGAAAAAAATGTAAGACTGTCATATCATTTTTATCCGACAGGAATTGGAACCACTATAAAAGTAAAAAGCGAAACTTTAGGTATTGAGAAAGATATAACAGACTTAGATTCTTGGTAATTAAATAAGCTTAAGTCTTATAAGTTTTTAAAATCGGCGGGAAAAGAATGAAAAATAAAGTTAAAACAATAGGAAATACCAAATAAAATAAGTACTTTAGAAGTCTAATAACAAGCAAGTAAATGACAACAAACAGAAAGCTATCTAAAAAGAAACCCTTAGATGATAACACTTCAAAAAACTACGAGAAGTTTAAAATTGAACTTACAAAAGAGCAAAAGGGTATAGTTAATTTCCTAAGGCAAAATAAAGTTTCTTTGATGACGGGTGAAAGTGGAACGAGTAAAGATACAATATGTTTTTATAGGGGGTTAGATGCCGTGATAAACAAAGAATTTGACAAGCTTATTGTTGTAAGGCCTCTAGTACAGAGCGGTGTCAATTTGGGTTTTCTTAAAGGAGATTTGTCAGAAAAGACAGCAGTTTATGAAGATTTCTATAAATATCATTTAGGAAAGATACTAAATAAAGTAGAGTTAGAAAGAATAAAAAATAAAATTGAATTTGAGACAACACAATTCTCAAGAGGTAAAAATTGGGAGTACTCTTTTATTATAGTTTCTGAAGCTCAGTCATTTAATTTACATGAACTTTTTACTTTAGTAACTAGAGTGTCCGAATCTTCAGTTATTGTTTTTAATGGGGATTATGAACTACAAAATGATATTGGAAATAAATCGGGATATAAGGATTTTATTAATATTATTAAAGGTATTGATGGAATTGACTACGTTAATCTAGGGGACGAGTTTCAAATGAGAAGTCCACTTATTACTCAGATTAACAGAGCTCATAAAAAGTTTTTAAATGCCAAAGTGTAGTATAGAGGATTTTATTAAAAAAGCAATTAAAGTCCACGGAGATTTATATAATTATAGTTTAGTTGAATATATTAATAATCAGATAAAAGTTAAAATTATTTGTAAAATACATGGTATATTCGAGCAACGTCCAAATGACCATACCTCCCACAAAAATGGATGTAGTAAGTGTGCAACAGATAGACTAAAAGAAAAAATTACTTTAACACAAGAAGAAATAGTAATAAGATTTAAAGAGATTTGGGGAGAGCATTTTGACTATTCAAAATTTATTTATTCTGGTATCTTTAATAAAAGTGTAATTACTTGTAAAATACACGGGGATATAGTTAAAAGTGCAAGTAATCATTTACAGGGCAGTGGATGTTGGGAATGCACAAAAATTAATACTAGATTTGGATCAAAAGTTGGAGATATTCAATATATAACCAAAGAAGTTTTCCTTAATAAAGCTAAAGAAAAACACGGTAATAAATTTAGTTATCCCGAATTAAATTTTAAAGACCAATATACCGAAATAGATATTAAGTGTAATGTGCACGATTGCATATATAAACAAGTACCTAGAAATCATATAATTAATCAAGGTGGTTGCCCAAAATGCAAAGCAGAAGCTATAAGTAAAAGATTTATGAAATCTCAAGATACTTTTGTACAAGAATGTAAAGAAATCCACGGAAGTTACTATGGTTATGAGAATACAGTGTATAAAAATAGTAAAATAAAAGTAATTATCACTTGTCCAATACATGGAGATTTTGAGCAAACACCCAACGACCACTTAAATGGACACGGATGCGCCAAATGTGGACAAAAAGGAAGTACTTACAATATCACAAAAGCCGAAAGACATAAAGAAGAGTGATTAAAAATAGATACAACATTATATTTAATTGAACTATTTTCAGAGAATGAGAACTACATTAAAATAGGAATTTCAAATGAAAAGGATTTGAGACATCAAGTTTTAGAAAGGGTAAGTAAATGTAAAATTATAGACAGTATAATAGTACAAACTAATCTTTATAATGCCGTAATTATAGAACAAAGTATTTTAAAAGAAAATAAAAATTGCGCTCACTTACCTTTACAAAATTATCCAGGATACACTGAATGTTTTAATATAGGGTATAAAGAATTAATTGTAAGTGAATTAAACAAAAAGTTGCATAATGAGTAAAAAACAAATACTACAATTCTTATCCGAATTAAAAAGTTCATATCATAAAAACGAAATTATCTATACTGAAGGTAGCTGTTTCAGGCTATATTCTATTTTAGTTTGTCTCCTACCCGAAATTAAGCCTTGGTATTCTCAAATAGACGGACATTGGATTATTGAATTTGAAGACAGTTTTTACGATATTAATGGAGAGATCTCAAAACAGTATGTCATAAATAAGCAGTATGAGCTTATAACTGATTCTTTGACCCTTTCTTCCGCGAAAATTCCAACATATAAAAGACAATGTTCATCCTATTCAAAATACTGTTAATTTTAGGTTAATCGATTTGTTTTATTGGAATAATGTTTGTATATTTGCATAAGAAATAAGTATATTAATAGTATTGTAAGCTAAAGGCTCAACTCAGAGATAACTGTGCACCAGAGGACAACCATTAAGATAACCACAACTATTAAATGAGGAGATCGAGAGAGTATCTTATTTTTTTAATCGGTTTCATCCCCTGTGATAGTATCTATGGGTTGGCATCCTTACACATCTAAAACCGAGTGTTAAACGGGATGCTTTTTATTGCCTTATATCGCCTCGCACTCATAATGCGTAGAAAGCGTAGTTGGTTACACGTAGGTTCGAGTCCTCCTAAGGCAACTAAAAATAGACAAAAAATGTTAAACAAACCAACCAACACAAGAAGATTTTTAGGCAAGACTGAGAATTTCAATTCAAAGCAAGACCAGACTTTTCATCAAAGAATGCTTAGAGCTTATCTAAGAGGCGCAGAAACATTTAAATTTTGGGGAGAAAACTATCAAGTAAATCAAAAATTAATTCAAATCTAATGAGAGTAGTAGAAACACATAAGTTTAATAACTCAGACCACGGAGAAGTATCTCAAGTAACAGTAATAGTAGAGACAGAGTCTGCGGGGTCTGATTCTGTATCTATTGGAGAAGGGGAGCCAGAAGATATGACTCTATTCAGGGATTTATCTGATGCATTTTCTATTTCTGACTTGATTTCAATGGCTTATCAAGCAGGTAAAAATGGTGAAGAATTTGAGTATGAACTTATTGAAGAAAAAGAAGAATAATGATAATAGTAACTAACGGAGAAAAGAAAACTGTGAATACAACTTCAAAAGCTATTGATGTTCTTTTTTATTTCCAGCCCCAAGAAAAAGCACTGACAGCAAGCCAATTTGTAATTGATGAAGAATACCAAGGTTCAATGAGAGATAAAGGTAAGGATTTGATTGAGCAAGCTAGAGAAGTACAGCTTCAAAATTCAAATTACAATTCAACTAGACATAAGAGCAGAGAAGGTTATCCTTTAAACATGGAATATGAAGGAATATCTCATTCAAAAACTCTAGATGAATGCCTAGTTTTCGATAATAATCCTTGGTTTAAAACTTTAACTGGCGAAGGTTTCAGAGAAGATAAGCTGTCAGAAGCAAATCAAGAAAGACAAAAAGGATTAGCCGAACAGCAAGTATTTAAAAAATTAGAAATCAATCCTGAAGACATTAAAAGGGCTATAGATGAGTTTGAAGGTAATGATAAGTTTAAGCCTTTTGCAGGTAAAAAAGAAACAGCTAATAAATCGGACTATTCTGAAATTAATTTAGGTATTTTAGATTTGATGGCAGAGAGGTTTTCCGCCAATAAGAATAAGTATGAAAAAGGAAACAGTAAAAAACCTTTAGATAAACAGCAAATTTTGTGGGCATTATTCAGACACATTAAGAAAATGGTTCAACCTATAGAAGGAGATGAAGAAAATTTTAAAGACCACCTTGCAGCCGTTTTAACGAACTGCTCTATCTTACTTGACCAACTAGAAATTGAAAAATAAATGAAGTTATTGGTTTTAACGGCCGTCACAGCCATCCCAACAGAAGAAGGTCAGAAGAGAATTCAAAAAGCCGTTAAGAAAAATAGAAATTCAGATGGTGATGAGGATTTTGCAAAACCAGATACATCTGCTTGGTTTAAATCGATGAACATTAATCCCCCTGATGATTTAGAAGAAGACGAAGAAGAAATCGATGAAAATGGATTCATGTTCATACCTGAAGATGAATTAGAGTATGAGTTTTCAGATTTAGTCCTAGACATGGAAGAGTTTCAGTCATGTGTTGAAACTTCAATGATTTCAAGTATCTTGACAACAAAATCGGGAGATATCTATGAAATAGAAGAAACTCCTGAATTGGTATATTATATGATTCATATGGCTTCTAGACCTTGGCATGAAAAGATTGTAGATTGGATTAAAGAAAAGGCAAAAATAAAATGGAAATAGGTAAAGATATACACGGTAAGGTTATAAAGTTGAACCAAAAAGTAACTAGAGAAGATGGAACTGTAGGTAGATTTAGACTTGTAAACTTGGCTCTCATATTCGAATATGAGAGAGCTAGTCCTTTAGGAGCTACTGTAAGTTATGCTACAAATGAATACACATATGAAATTAAATAAACAATAATTATTAATAACGTCTAACAAACAAAAATCAAAGACAAATGGAGTACAAAAATTATTCAGTAAGTTTAGGTAAGGGGAAGCTTTATCAAAAGTCCGCCGAGCCAAAAGAAGGCTATGAAAAAGTTACCTATGGTACAGACAACAAAATTACGTACCATAAGTATGAGAATTCAATTCAAGGGCAATTAAAATATTTTGATACAAAAGAAGTAGATTACCAAGGTAAAAAGCTGTCTTTTTTAGAAGTGAGTTTAATTGATGGGGATACGTCAAATAAAGTTTCAGTTCCTCTTAAGAATAGCAAAGGAAATTTCACCGATGAGGTAAAAGCTTTAGTTTCAGCTTTAAATTCAGCCGAAGTAGGTGAGGAAGTTACTTTGTCTGTTGTAAAAAAGACGAATACTTCTAATGGTA